CGCATAACCCGATCCCTTCGCCATACCCTGCCCCTGCTGGACCTGCTTGGGATCCGTCGCAGTGACGGTTGTCGGATCGCAGTTGGCGAGGGTGGCGAAGTTCGCCTGGGCGATGAGGCGGTCGTTCGTGTCGATCGCCTCGAACGCCCCCTCGCAGTCGGCACCCCCGCCGTCCTCGTCCTCCTCGTCGGCGATGTTCTGGATCCAGGTGCCGGGGAAGACGCCGAGCCCGTGGTGGAGGGAGAGCTGCGGGTCGATCTTCCAGGCGTTCGCGGGGTCCGCCTTGGCGTCCTCGACGGAGATCTCCGTGTACCGGATGTCGTCGTTCTCCGTGATGATCCGCCGGACGAGGTACTCCTTCTGGAGAACGCTTCCGTCGGGCTTGCCGTCCTCGTCGGCGCCCGCCTCGTCGCGGAGCGTCCGGTACATGAGCAGAACGCCGCGGAGGCTCCAGTTGCGCTTGTCCTTCCAGATCTTCACCGCGACGTACTTCGCGTTGTGGACCTCGAAGACCCAGCGGCTCTCGACGACGTGGGTGGTCATCATGACCGAGCCCATCCCGCCCCCCTTGTTCCGGGCGATCCGCATCGCCCGCCAGAACCGACCCGAGTCCCTCACCGCGTCGAGGTAGTCCTCGGTGTCTGGGTCCTGCTCCACCATCAGCTTGGGGATCCGCTGGGAGGAAAAGAGCATGTCGGTGAAGCGCTGGGTCGTGGTCTTCGCCTTCCGCGTCGGGGCGGTCGGGCGCTTCTCGCGCGCGGTCTTCGGCGCCGCCTCGCCGCCGCTCGGCTGGGTGCCGGCGGGGAACAGGACCTCCGGCGAGATCGTCTCCAGCGCGTCGGCGCGATCCCCCCACCAGTCGGTCTTCTGGTGGTCGTACTCGAGGGCGCGGGCGAAGGCTTCCTTGCGGTCGAGTCGCGCGTACCGCTCGGTCACGTCGAAGACGGCCCGCTGCTGGAGGAGCTGCACCACCTGCTGGTCGGTGGGGACGAACCCAGTCGGCGCGGGGGCGCCCTTGATCGTCGTCGCTGCTGGCGCTGCCACGGGGCTCAGCTTACGCCGGGCGACCCAGATACTTCAACGTGGCTCGCCACCACCAGCGCGCGAGGCGGCGCAGGGGACCGGGGCGCGGCGGCGGCGCGGGCAGCTCCGCCGGATCCAGGAGAGAGCGCGTCTCGTCGTGCGGCGGCGCGGTGGAGAAGGCCAGCCAGACTACCTGCGCTGGCGCGCGCGCTTGAGGTCCTGCTTGGCCACCTTCCCCTTCGTGGCCTGCCGCTTCAGCTTCTCCTCCCGCAGGAACCGGTCGAAGTCCTCCGGTCCCCCCGGCCACCCCGTCGTCAGATCGTTCGGGGTGTAGGCCAGCTTCAGCTTGTCGTTCCTCCATTCGCCCTCCGTCTTGAGCGGGCCGGGCAGAAGCGCCAGTCTCTCGACCGGCCACCAAACGAAGCCGTGGTAGCTGAGCGCCTGCCGGAACGCCTCGTCGCTCTTCCCGTCCCCGTGCTCGGCCAGGAACTCCTGGCGCTGCTTCTCGTCGATCGCTGGTCGCTGGTTCTCGTAGCCGTAGTCCAGCTTCTGGACCACCCGGTCCATCGTCGCCTCGTAGGCGCCGCGCGCGGCCTGATCGACGAAGCCCACGGTCAGTCCGCCAGGCCGTCGATCAACGCCATCGGGTGACCGTCGTAAGGAGAGCCGGGGTGGGTATCGGATGGTCGACGCGGGCCCGGCGGGATCAGCTGGTTGATCGCTCGGCGAATGTCCGGCCGTCCCATGTCGTAGGCGACCATCGCCGCGTTGGCCAGCGCGGCGTCTCGCCCCTCATCCCATGCGGCGCCGCGCCCGAACGCGCGCGCCCACCAGTTGCGAAGCGCGAGCCGCATCAGATCTTCGACCTGTCCCCGCTGCCGGTCCGCTCCTCGTGCTCGCGCCGGCGGGCGTCGACCTCCGCCTCGGTCGTGTACCCCGGCGGCACCGACTTGTGGACGATGAACCCCCCGCCCAGCGCCGCCATCACCTCGGTGCTCTTCTCCGCCTCCGAGACGCTGTCAGCCCTCACCTGCACCCGTCGGAAGTCCTCCGGCTTCGCCGTCACCGTGTTGACGCTCTTCCTCAGCAGGACCACGTCGAAGCTCTGGGTCCGCGGGTACCAGAGGTCGTCTTCCGCGCCGGGCGACTCGTCGGGCTTGGGCATGGGGAAGAGCCTGCCACCTGGGGAGGGGTGGGGTCTACCGGAAACGGTCTAGTGCGGGTTGTATCCGGGCTTGTTGAAGACCGCGGGGCGATCGAGATTGCCACGCGGTCGGAGCTTCCCAGCGCCATCGATCCGCGCGATGGCCTCCTTGTGCTGGTCCGCGCGTTCGAGATGGTACTTCTGGAAGTCCGGGCTCCCCTTTGCCATGCCGGCCAGCTTCGTCTGCATCTGCAGCGCGGCCTGGTGATCCTCCCGGGCCCCGGTGCGAAAGGCGCGCTCGCTCACGTCGTGGCCTTTGTTGCGCAGGGTCTCGAAGCTCTTCGCTTCTTTGTTGGCGTCGCTGTTGAAGGCGGGCTGGTTTCTCCCCGATCCCCCGTGGACCGGGTCGCTGGGTCCAGCGTTGAAGGGCGCGTGCGCGGTCGCCTGCCTCACCCCCGGGTGTGGGTCGTGTCCCATCGCCGCCTTCGCCGTGGCCTCACTCGCGTAGATGGGCCGCCCGCTCCTGCTGTGCCCGACGACCTTACCGCCTCGCGATCCTTCTCCTGCACCCATGGGCGGAAAGGATAGCTCCGAACCGGGTCAGCCGGCCAGCTTGCGGGCCTTCTTACCGCTGTACTCTTCGAATCGCTGCACGGCCACGTCCACGTAGCGCGGGTCGATCTCCATCGCGAACACCCTCCGCCCCAGCTTCTCCCCGGCGATGATCTGGCTTCCGCTCCCGCTGAACGGCTCGTAGCAGACCTCCCCTCCCTTGGTGTGGTTCTCCATGGGGATCTCGAAGAGGCGGACCGGTTTCTGGGTCGGGTGATCGCGCTTGGCTGGCGCCGTCTCGTTCCCCATCTCCCAGACCGTCGTCTGATTCCGCTGGCCGTAGAACGGGGGCCGATGGCCCTTCACCCAGCCGTAGAAACACAGTTCGTGCCGCCAATGGTAGTCGCCGTGCCCGAGCAGAAGACTCGGCTTCACCCAAATGATTTGGCGGTGAATTTGCACGGCGGCGGCGGCGGCGGCGGCGGCGGCGAAGAACCCCTGTGTCATCTGGGCGTGCCACATGTACCAGGCTGCCTTTTCGATCAGCGCGTTCGCTGCCGCCGCGCGGAAGGCGGCTTCGAGGAACGGCTGGATTTCGGCGCCCGTCTTTTCGTCGCCCTCGATCGATACGTTCCACTTCCTCTGGCTCCGGGGTTGACCTCGTTCGGCTGCGACATTCACATAGTCGACCCCGTAGGGCGGATCGGTCGCCATCAGCAGCGCGCGCTCATCGCCCATGAGCTTCTTCACGTCCGCCTCGACCGTCGAGTCTCCGCAGAGCAATCGGTGGTCCCCGAGCTGCCAGACCTGCCCGCGCTTCGCGACCGCCTTCTTCGGGGGGGTCGGAGCCTCCGCGTCGGGGTCGGCCTTTCGTTCCGTCGACCGCATGCGGGCCAGGAACGTCACCAGCTCCGACTGGTCGAACCCCGTCGCCCGCAGGTTCTCCTTCCCGATTCGCGACAGCGCCTCGACCAGCTTCTTGTTGTCCCAGCCCCCGCGCTCGACCGCTCGGTTGTCCCCCACCAGGTACTTCAGCAGGGCCTCGTCGCTGGCGAAGCTGACGCCCAGGATCACCGGGACCATCCACGCGCCGTCGAGGTCCTCGACGCCTTCCGGCACCGGCGCGCTCGCCGCCTTCATCGCCGCCAGCTGGTCGAGCCGACCGTGGCCGAAGGCGAGGAGCCCTGTCCGCTCGTCGAGGAGCGGAGGAGAGACGAAGCCGTTGTCGGCGATCATCTCCTCGAGGAGCGCTTGGTCGTGGAGCTTGCTGTTGTCGGGGTGCTTCCGCTTCAGCAGCTCGTCGAGGTCCATGTACTGGATCCGGTGCCGACGCGGGCCATCGATCGTCGGGAGCGGCGCCAACGCGGGGCCAGCCGTCTTCTTCTTCCGCGCGCTCACTTGACCCGCACCTCGTAGGCGCGAAGGTCCGGCGTCTCGTCCGGCATGATGATCAGCGCGCAGGAGTGGGGGTGGATCAGGTTCCCCAGCGCCTGCGCCTCCCGCATCCGGAGGTCCGGCGTCTTCGCCTCGTACGCCGAGCGGGTCATGGTGAAGACGTATCCGCGCCGCGCTCCCCCGAGCCTCAGTTTGATCGCCACGTTGGCCAGCTGCTTCATCGGACCGACGTCGACCCGCTCGATCTCGATCACCTCGACGGGCCTCGGCTTCTTTGCCATGGCCCCGGATGCTACAGGAGGACGGTCACCGGCGGCTGAAGTTCCGGCCCTTGAACGGCGTCGACCGCTTGGGCGCCCACTTCGACGCGGCGTCGCGACAGATCCAGGCGGCCATCACCACGTCGGTGCTCGTCCCCTTCGGGTAGTTCACGAACTCGTCCCGGAACCTGCACCAGTCGCAGGCGCAGGCCGGCGGGTGCCCCTCGAACTCCCCGCCGGGGATGATCCACCCCTCGTTGTAGAACTCCACCTCGAGGGCCGGCAGGCCGACGTCGAGGTCCGTCTTGTTCGACCCGGTGGTGAAGGACTCGACCTTCATCCAAAAGTCCTGCTTGGACTCCTTGATCCAGTCGACCAACGCCTGCTGGTAGCCGTTGTTCTCCACCTGGATGAACCGGACGTCGTGGTTCGCCACCACCTCGGCCAGGTTGCGGACCGTGTCGGGCGAGCTCCAGGCGCCGCAGCGGATCTCCACCGGGCAGCGCCGAAGGTTGGCGTCGAGCCCCAATGCGAAGATCGCGTTCCCCTTCCGTTTCTTCCCCGCGAGGTCGACCCCCACGTAGACCGGCATCCGACGCGCGGCGAGCTCGGCGGCCATGAGGCCGGTCTGGACGCACTTCTCGAAGCTGGGAAACTTCCGCTCGCCGGGGGTGACGGATTCCAATCTATATCCGTGCGACCAGGTGAAGGGATCGGTCTGGGCCTCGCGGAGCTTGGCCTCGCTGTGCTTCAGGTCCCAGATCGGGCAGGGCGGGAGGGGCTGGCCGACGTTCACGTCGAGAGGACCGCCACCGGCGGCACGGCCTCAGTGGACGCAGGCGCCGAGAGCGCGAGGACCGCCGGCGCCGCGAGCGGCAAGAGGAGCGCGGTCGACGGCGCCGCCTGCATCGTGCGCAGGTCGACCAGACCCCAGTTCACGTTTCTCCACCAGGCGGCCACGTAAGCGTCGCGCCGGGTTCCGTAGTCCCCGGCGTAGCTGTGCTCCCAGAGATCGAGCGCAACCAGCACGTCGCCCCCAGCCGGCACCCCGTTCGCGTGGCCGTCGACCAGGACGTTGCGCACGCAGCCGCCCCGTCGGTCGTACACCGCCAGCGCCCAGCCAGTCGAGGCGCGCGCGACGGCGCGGAAGTCCGCCCACCAAGTCTCGAATCCGCCGGACCCGACCGCCGCGGCGAAAGCTGGCCCTGGCCCCGTCGCGCCGGCGCCGCGCGCGAGCCCGCCGAAGTAGATCTCGTGCAGGACCACCGCGTCGTACACCGTCGGCGCCCGCCGCAGGAGCGCCTCGGCCGGGTCGGGACCGGCGTGCAGGCCGAGGTATTCACCGACGGTCCCGTCGAGCGTCGTGTATGGAACGCGCCGCCCGACCCTGGTATTGATCGGCGGCCCGTAGGCGCGCCCCCAGCTCGAGAGGAGCGTCTCCACCGCCTCGAGCTTCGCCAGCGCGCCGGGCCACTCGGCGTACTCTTCGCGCCAGCGGGAGCCTGGGTCCAGCCAGGTCGCGAAGGTCTCGGCCCAGTCCTCGTCGGGGTGCTTCTGGGCGTAGTGGGCGTTGGCTGCCGAGATCATCCCGTGGAGGTGGCGCACGTACTCGGTGCTGGTCGGGTCGGGCGTGTACTCGTCCCGGTATGCGGCGAAGAAGTCGCCGAAGGTCGTGCGCCAGAGCCCGTCCCGCCAGATCTCGAAGGCGTACCCCAGCGCGTGCCCGACCTCATGCCGCAGGATGGAGACCACCTCCTCGCGCGTGTAGCGCTGGTCCTGGTCGTTCACGAGCTCCCAGAGCCGGTCGCTCGCCAGGTACCAGGGGAGGTTGATCGAGGTGGCTTGGTCGGTGGTCCAGAAGTCCGGCTCCCCTACGTACCAGAGCGGCCGCCAGACGATCCCGCGCGCCGTGAGCTCGCCCTCGACCTGGGCGACGGCCTCCCCGAGCTGCCCGTCGTTCACCGTGAGGGCCAGGTCGCGCACCGGCGAGGCTAGGAGGGCGGCGAGTTCGCCCGATGGGATGGAGGGCGGGAAGCGCGTCGGCTGGGCGCGGGCCTGGTCGAGCGCCCCGAGCTCGGCCACGTAGCCCTGGTAGAGCATCAGGTGGTCGGCGAGCACTCGATCGGAAATGCCCACCAATCCCCCAGTTCGGAGGGCCGCGAAGTCCTGCGCCTGGCCGGCAGGCGGCGGGGCGCGCTTCTCCTCTTCCCTGGTCCATCGCCTGGCCATCGCTGGCTCTTGCGACCACATCCACCTTCTCTGCTTCGCTGAGGCAAACCGCACGCCGCCAGCATACCGCAGGCGCGGCGCGCGCCCTTTTGTTTCATGAGCCCATCGGAAGCCGCCGACGGATCTCCCGCCAGACCATCCCGAGC